CTAAGGATGAGAAGTATCCTTTGGTGTTCATAGCTCCAGTCTTTGCAAATCCTACTACCAACACCAACACCATGAGCTTAGAGATATATTGCTTTGACATCATACAGAAGGATAGAGCTAACATCACAGTGATACTATCCGATTGCCATCAGATACTTGTTGACCTGGTCAATCAGTTCACATTCAGCACTGACTACTCCTTTGACATCTTAGGTACACCATCATTGACACCATTGAACAACCAGTTGCTTGACTATGCAGCAGGATGGTTGATGACTTTGGATGTTGAGATGAGTAACTGGACCGATTGCCAGATACCACTTCTAACAAAAATTAACCCGTAGTACAATATAGGTATATTAAACATTTTAAAATGCAAACAGATAACGACATACTAATTGCAAATCAAGGAACATTTGTAGTTAACAATACAACTGAGAAGACAGCTACTACCAATGCTATAGTGGTACTTGAGGATACTGTATTTGAACGTATCAAGATAAATGGTTTAACAGTTACCTCAACTTACATTGCTGTACCAGCAACAGCTGTTAAGGCAGGTGCTATCATACGTGCTATAAATGCTCAACAGTTTAGTGGAGTTAAGTTAACAAGTGGAAGTGTATTGCTTATACTTGCATAATGAACGGCTATGGTAACAGCGTGTTTTTACGCACAGCTTTTGAAGTAAGTAGTGGTGTTGCTCCAGTCAACACAGTTGCTCCTGCAATAACAGGAACGGCTCAGGAAGGGGAGACAGTTACTTGCTCAACAGGAACATGGACTGGCACTCCTACCATAACCTTTGCATATCAGTGGAAGCGTAACGGTAGTAACATAGGGAGTGCGACTAACTCAACTTATGTACTTGTTACAGCTGATGTTAGCCAATCAATAACCTGTCAAGTAACAGCAACTAATGGCTCTGGTAGTGCAAGTGCAACATCAAACACCATTACACCAATAGCGGCAGTTGATCCAGATGCACAGGCATTCATAACAGCGGCTGCAATAACAGACCCTACACAACAGGCGGCAATTAATACTTTGGTAGTTGACTTGAAAGGTTATAGTATCTGGACTAAGATGAATGCTTTATATCCAATAGTTGGTGGTACTGCATCTCAACACAAATACAACCTTAAAGACCCAAGAGATTTAGATGCTGCATTTAGATTAGTTTTTAGTGGTGGAGTTACTCACAATGCAAATGGAATGACTGGTAATGGAACTAATGGTTTTGCGAACACTAAATTAGCGGATAGTACTTTAAACGCAAACAATAAACATTTATCAATTTACCAAAGAAACATTTTAGCAGAGCCTTCCGCATCACCAATGGGTAGTGGTGGAAACAGTAATAGATTTTATTTAAATTATTTAGGTTCAAACTATTCTACTTTAGCAATTATACAATCTCCTTATGCTGTAGTAGCTCCACAAAAAGGGTTTATGGCTTTATCAAAAGTTACGGCAACACCGACAACTTATAAATTTTATCAAAATGATTTAACGCCAACCTCAAGAACTTCAGCGGCGGTTAGTTCAATTTATAATTATCATTTATTAGCAGATAATAGCACAGGAGCAGGCTTTGATTATTCATTATCAAACTTAGCCTTTGCCTCAATAGGAGCAGGTTTAACAGATACGGAAATAACTAATTTAAAAACTTCAGTGTTAACATTCCAAACAACCTTAGGCAGAAACGTATGAAACTAAGAGACATAACAACAAATATAGATAATTATGTAGGGTTACTTACTGAGTTACAAAAGGATGAGTTACTTGGTCAGTTATATGCACCAGATAGCTACTTCAATCCTATTCAAGATATCAATGATAACTGGATAATATCAACAGAAGAGATGGAGCAGTGTGTTAACCCTGAGTATCTTTGGGTTAAAGACCTTGAGTTGATACCATACGAAGCTAAACCAACACCACCAATTGAGTAATGGGTAGATACGCTAACACTGGTGAGTTCAATGTCCTTTATCCTACCAGGAGAAGGATGGCTACTATACTGAAACGTATTATTAGGAATGATGTTGTGGATGGTCAAGGTACTTTGGTAGAGTCTATCAGGATCAATGCTAAGATTACAGGCTTTGAGAAACTTGAGATACAAATCATAGCCATGTACTACTTCATATACTTGAACAATGGAGCACACTTATGGAACAATGGTATAATTACACCACGTGACTATGTTGCTACCTTCACACAAGAGCTGAATGCAGCAGGAATAACAGCTGAGATATACTCACAGTACACTGAGTGGCTGGCAAAGAAATTCCCTATACTGCAAGTGGCTGAGATACTTGAGAAGAACCAAAGAATAACTTATACCTTTGAGGCAATAGACCCACCTGCAGGCTTCCAACCAGGTGTTGCCTTAGACGTTTAGTTCCTTCTTCATACCTAACATATTAAAGGTCATGATTAGCGACAGGTTAGTCACCTCATGGAACTTAGTTAGGTCCTCATTGCATAGGCTGTAGATAAGCCTCTCCCACCCCCACTTCTTCTCACTCTTCCTTAGTGCTATCTCCTTTGCCTCATCAGATGTTGCAGGACGTTCATCCTCATCCTCATCACTACCATCCTCATCTGTGAACAGGTTGGCATAGGTAGTCATGAATGAGTCTCTGTATGCAAGGTACTCTGGTAGGATGCCATACACATCATTGATACACACCTCATCAAACACACTATACCTTATACTTGGCTTATAGGTATATGGCTCCCACACTGTCTCACCCCACTGGTTGACCATGACCTTCCTGTACAGGATAGATGCAATATGACCAAGGTGCTGATTGTAGTCTTTGGCAAAGTAGTGCTCAAGGTCAATGAACTCACCAACGGTTAAGGTGTTCAATGGCTTGTAGTGATACTCACCAATCACGTGCTTGTAGTTCTTAGAGGGCTCAGAGTTGATGAAGGTAATATCTTTGAGCATATCACTCACCTCACTTATGTCAAGGTCCTCTAAGTCATCAGATGGTATGTCAGCAAGGGCAGCAAGTATCTCTATCTCCCTGGTGAACACTTCCTCAATAGCATACAGTTCTCTAATCTCTTTGAACTGTATTACATCTATCTCACTCCACGACTTGGGCAGGTTCATCCTTTGGCATTTGCTTGGATAACTTTTGACCTATCTCAACTAAGTAAGGGAGGGCAAGGTCTGCCTTGAGCTCTCTGATAATCTTTGCCTTGAGCTTGATGTGTGCATCTGCATAGTGCTCAGTCTTAGTGAGGTCAGTACGCTTGAACAGGATAGCCAGCATCTCTGATACATATCCCTTATGTCTTGAGTGCATCACCTTATCAATGTGCTTAGTATCCCGAACTGACAACTTGAACGTCTCATCAAAGGCGGTGTAAGTGTAGTTCATGTGCTCAAATGAGTTAATGAGCTCTGGCTTTCCACTAAGGTTGTTAAAGTTCTTAACACATTCCTTGAACTCCTCAATAGAAACGTCATCCCAATCTGCCTCTGGCACTCCTAACAAAGTGAACACGTCAATGTGTTTCTCAATAGTATCCAGTTCTTGATTAGCATGGATTGTTGTTATGTCCTCGAACTGCTGGACCGTTAACTCATGTAGTTGGTTGGGTACTTCTTTCCCTAAAATTGTTACCATAATCTTGATTTTTAACAAATATAATACTTTTTACAATATAGGCATGGACAGACCAGTTTACAAAATTACTATTGATGAGGCTTACTCTGATGGACAGGACCTTGGTGTGGAAATGATTGCCTTCACCAACAAGCCTGCTATCAAGGTCAAAGGGCTGGCATTCAATTCTCATGCTGTTGCTCCTATGACATTCAGTGACTCAGTTAAGATGCGTATTGTAGCTCCTGCCATGATACCTATGAACATCTATAGACAAGATGAGGACGGTGAAGAGTATGATGTGCAGTTCTCAGCAGAAGTGATTGAGCAGATACACGCCAAGTTCATGCTCAACCTACAGAACAAGGACATCTTTAATCTTGAACATGATGAAGATGAGAAAGTTCCTGCATACATCCTTGAGGCTTGGATAGTAGACAGTCCAGAGACTGACAAAGCATTCACAACATATGGCATTGAGGTACCTAAGGGCACATTGATGTTAACAAGCCAGATCACTGATAGAGAATACTATGATGCACTGGTTGAGTCTGGTCAAGTAGGTTACTCTGTTGAAGGCTTCTTAGGTATGAAATTATCGGAACAATTAAAACTAAATACAATGAAGTTACCAGATGGAGAACACATGATTGAGGATAAAATCTACGTTGTTAAAGACGGAGAAGTTATTGAGATCAAGGAAATGCCTACAGAGATGGAAGCAGAAATGGCTGCTGATCCAGTAGCAGAAGAAGAAGCTGAAGTTGCAGCAGAAAACCCAGAAGCAGAAGCAGAAGATGCTGAGGCTGATGCACCAGTACAGGAGGAGATGGCTATTGACCCAGCGGTTGATACAGAAGCTATCCTTGCTATCGTAGCACCAATTCTTGAGGAGCACATGAATGCAGTGATCAGAATGATTGCTGACTTAAAGAACCAACTTGAGGAAAGTCTTGCTGTTGAGACTGAAACAGAAACAGAGAATGTGGAGCTGACTTCACATGAGAAATTCAAAGAATACGTAAAATTTTCAAAAACAAAATAACCATGAACCGTAACCTAAAATTCAACTTAGATGTTGAGACAAACGCACTCTTAGCTGCGAACCCAGAGGAGTTTTATTCTAAGGCTTATTTATCAAGTCCAGATATTCCTAACAACTTCCGTACTTTACCAGGTGTAAAGTCAAAAACAAAATTAGCCAATGTAGTATTTGGTCAAGTGTTGCAACCTTACAACTGTTCTTTCCAACCAAGTACTGACTTGTTGGATGCTATTGACATCGATGTATGTTCATTGTCTGCAATGGCTGAGCTTTGTCAGTTCGATTTAGAGCAATCTTTCTTAGCTTTGCAAATGACAAAAGGTTCTAATGGTGACTTCACTGTTGCATCTTTCATGGCATACTACTGGAATGAGATGGCAATGACTATCGGTCAAGACATTGAGTTATTAAGATGGCAAGGTAATGATGCATCTGAGGATCCATTATTGTCTTTGTGTACTGGATACTTATTCAAGATGTTCTATGATGTTGATGTTGTAGGTTTATATGCTGGAGCTATCACTACATCAAATGTATTGACTCAATTAGAGGCTATGCTTAACGCTGCTCCTGCTGCAATAGTAAGACGTAAAGCTGACTTAAGATTCTACGTCTCAACAAATGTTGCTAATGCATATGAGTTGAAAGCTGCATCTGGTAACACTCAAACATTCGTTACTTTACCATTAGGATTAACTTTCTTAGGTATCAATGTAGTGACTTGTGAAGGGATGCCAGATAACACTATGGTGTTGACATTGAAAAACAATCTTATATACAGTTTTGATGCTGAAGGAGACTCTAAAGCATTGAAAGCTATCAACTTATCTGATACTACTGCTGAGCCTGTATTGAGAACTCGTGCCAACATGAAGGTAGGTTTCCATTACACAAACCCTACTGAGATAGTTTTGTATAACGCATTCTACATCTAAATATAAAGGGAGGTATTAATTGCCTCCCTATTTTATAACCTTTAAAAAATACAATATTATGAGCTGTGAAGCATTAATTACCAT